TTCTAAAGATATGACTAGCAAATTCTCTACTATAAGCAATAGTTAAATCTCCTGCACTCCATTCACCCCACTTATCAGCTTTCCATTTTAAATAGTCTAGCTGTTCAGGTGAATGTCTTTCTTCATAATGAGATGCTTGTCCTCTAAAGGCAATTCTACCGTCACCTAACATAGAACCTATTAATAAGGATTTCAATTCACCTTCAATAGCAGGTGGTTTAAATCTTTCATATCTTTGTAGTGTTGGAATATTATAATCATCTCTCCACCTACACACTCTTTTTTTAGTAGCTTCATATCCTTCTTTACATAGAACTTCTGCTACTTGCTCATCTGTCAATAATAAGTTGGTATATAATTCTGATAACCTATCAGATGTAATTGGACATGGTATCTTTTTCATTTATTTGTCCTCCTTGTATTTAAAATTATACAAAAAATGGAAAATGGAAACAAATAAATTTACATCTAAAATGAAAAAAGCCACTGTGCAATTAAACACAGTGGCTTCAAAACCACGATAAAATCGAATGTTTTAATAGGTTTAATAGATTAACGAGTTACTGTTAAACGAGTTAAACCACGAGGATTATAAGCCCCGATACCTAAATTCTCGAACACACTGAAACCAATTGTACGAGCCTTTGGATCATCAGCAGAAAGAACAGTCAATTCTGTACGAACAGGAATACGACCAAACATTTCAGGTTCGCAACAAACATATACAGTGCCGGGGTTAACCAAACGACTTGTAATGATTTGTGCACCCCAAAGAGTTGCTTGCAAACCTGTCTTTAAGAGGGCGGCTTGACTTTCGATATCCAAAATGTCACGACCAAACTTTCTGATATCAGCATAGTCACGAGCATTGATAAATACACGAGCTACACGGAGATCATGCTTTTCAATTTGTGCATAAGCATCAGCAAGTACTGCACCATTTAAAGGAGCAATAACAGGAATATCAGGATTGGTTTGACCAGCAACACCATCAAAACCTTGAGTAGCAACTGCATCAAGAATTGCAAATACTCTTTCATCTTCGGCCGCTTGGATTTGGGCACGAGCAAGGTCTTGGGCTCTTTCAATCAAGTCAAATCGTCTTTCCTTAATTTGTGTTAAAGGAATTTCAGGATTTGATGCAATTTCAAAGAGAGGGAAAATTACTCTTCGTGGCTTGGTAATAGCAAGAATGTTTTCACCTTCTTCACCAACTACGAATGCTGTAACATCAGGATCTTTGTCATAGATTGGCAAAGCACCATCAGGTAATTGTTCTACCAAGAAAGTCTTACGACCAACAGAGGTATAATCTCTTCTAAGACGAAGTGGTTGTGTCATAGAAGATGCAAGTTTTGCACGACCTTGAGGAGTCTTAATATAGTCAGAAATGATCTTCTGTTTTACTGCATTATCAACATTTAAATTTGTCATTTTAACTGCTACCTTTCTTTATTAAATTCTTTGGTCATAGACGAGTTCATCAGAAGATGTATCGCCTGCAACAGTTAAAATACCAATAGTCCATGAACCACCTGCTGTGGGACCTGAACCATGATCAACATCATGTAAATCAGCATTAGCAGTAGCATTGGTCAAATAACCATTTACAGATGCAAACAATTCATCACCAATGGTATAAGCCAAATCAGAATTATCATCTTGAGATTGTGTTTCATAAAGTGTATTACCATAAGTACCTTGTGCAGATACATAGGGTCCACGATTTGATGCAACACCGGGTTGATTGGTAAATGCAAGACCTACAGCAGTATTAATGAAAATACCAATTGGCTTTTCTTTATCATTATCAGCACCACCATTAGCACTACCTGCTGTGGGACCACCATGATAAAATTCACCTTCATCATTACGAGTAAAGGCAATAGAACCACTTAATACACCTAAAACACCTGCTGTGAAACCACTAGCAGTTGTTTTCTTGGTGTTTGTTGTAATAACAGGTGGATTAGTTTGAGTAAAAGAATCAGCAGTCAATTGACCAACTGTATTGCGAACACCAACATGAAGGATTCGCAATGCACTATTACTTTGAGTAAATCCACCACTCGCTTGTCCAAGTAAAGAAATAGACATGATGTCACTCCTAAATCTCTGACTCTCTGTTTTCAAGAGAATGGTTTATGAAAAAAAGTTTTAAAAAGTTTAAAAGTTTGAAATTATTTTTAATAACTTCACTTTATATACTCTTGTTTAATAGATAAACTATTAAAGATTTAATAGTCATCTACTACTTTTTCATCATCTTTTTTCACATTTATTTTAAATGCTCTTAAACATGACTACTTAAGATAACCAAATCTTAGCTAAAGAACTTGCTAACATCAGGTGCTGATTCCCACAACTTTGACAATTCATTAGCATCACTTGCTGTTCTACTAATATTGCCAAGTGTCTTTACACTAGCTTGTTGTGTCTTTGGTCTAGGAGTAATAGATGCTTTCTTAGAAGATGCTTTACCTTCTTCTTTAGCAGGTGCTTTACCTTCTTCTTTAGCAGGTGCTTTCTTTGCAGGTGCTTTTTTAGCAGGCTTTTCTTCCTCTTCTTCTTCCTCTACTTCTTCATCCTCAGTTTCTTCTTCTTCAGTTTCTTCTTCAGATTTTTTAGCTTTGGCAAAACGACTAGCTTTTTTAGATGCTGTTTCAGTTTCTTCAACTTCTTCTTCATCTTCATCACTAGCAAAAGAGAAAAGACTTGCTAATCTAGGATCAGCATCAGCCATCATATCATCTGAATCAAGACCAAATGGATCTACTTCATCAGATTCAACTTCATCAGCCATCCAATCAGCTTGTTCTTCTTCTTCAGATTCAACTTCATCTGCCATCATGTATTCAGTTTCATCTTCAGCCATGAACATAGCTTTCTTTGCAGATTGCTTGCCTTCACGAGCTTCAATTTCTTCTTGATAGAAATGACGAGGATCATTTTGACCAGCTTTTTTATTAGCTTTCTTAGATGCAAACTTTGATGCTTGTTGTTCCATAGCTTCTTCAGCTTCAATTTCAGCTAAAAGATCTGCTAATGATTCAGTACCATCATCTGCAATACCTTCATCTTCAGCCATATATGAACTAAGAACATTTGCTAAACGACCAACACCTGCTTTTCTTGAAGATGCAAATCTTTCTACAGGTTGTTCACCATGAGAAGAATAGTTTTGTTCTAAAGCATCTAAAACTTCACTGCCTGCTAATCTTTGTCTTAAACGAGCATTTGCTTTTTTAAGTGCTTTGATTTCTTCTTCAAGAACTTCACTATCGCTTAATTCTTCTGATTCTTCAGATTTTTTAGCTTGTCTTAAACGAGCATTTGCTTTCTTTGCTTGTTTAAGTTCTTCAGCAAGACTTTCAACTTCAGATGAAAGAGTTTCAACTTCTTCAGCTAATTGTTCAGCTGTTTCTACTGCTTCTTCAGCTAATTGTTCTGCACCATCAGATTTCTTTGATTGTTTTAAACGAAGATTAGCTTTCTTTGCTTGTTTAAGTTCTTCAGCAAGGTTTTCAACTTCTTCAGCTAATTGCTCTGCTGTAGAAACTGCTTCTTCAGCAATGCTTTCAGCTTCACTTGCATCTTCTGATTTCTTGCCTGCTTGTCTTAATTTAAGATTTGCTTTCTTCATTGCTTGCAATTCAGCTTTGAGTTCTTCAACTTCTTCAGCTAATTGTTCGGCAGTTTCTACAGCCTCTTCAGCTAGTTGTTCAGCTTCACTTGAATCTTCTGATTTCTTACCTGCAAAACGACCACGATTTGCTCTACGAGCCATCATACTCATTTCAGCCATCATATCTGATTCATCTGACATAAGATCTTCAGCATCAACTTCGCCAAAATAACCTGTGCCTTCTTGAACTACATTTTCAGCAAACATATCTGATTCATCAGCCATCATATCAAATTCATCTGACATCATATCCATTTCATCAGCTAAAAAAGAAGATGAAAGTTTTCTTTGAAGTGTGGAATTAGATAAATTCATATATGACAAAGCAAGATTTTCAATCGCACGAGCAGATGCTTTACGACCAAGTTTCTTTTCAGCTAATTCAATGCACTTTGATGCTTTTCTTTCCATAGCTTGCTTTAAATTCAATTCATGTAATTGACTACCTGTTTCATAATCTTCTACAAGGTCTTCATCTACTGCAGGATGATCAGGCATCCAACCTACTGATGCAGGTGGTGGACCGGAAAGATATGGACCCTTGCGAACACCTTCGCCAAAATCACTATCAATACCATATTCATCTACTTCAGGTTGAGCATAAGATGCAGGATGTCCAAAAGCATCCCAACCTTGATTATCATAGCCGGGGATTCCTGAATTTGCTCTTCTTCTATTTGAAAAAGATGATCTTCTTGTACGGAATGTCATGTTAAACTCCATAGGTTTAAAGGTTTATCTTAAACTTAAAATCTTAGCTAATCTCACTAAGATCTTTTGTTCTTTATCTGTTAAAGGTTTTTTATAAATTGTATCAGCTGTTGCTAAATAAGTATTTACATCACCATATTGTTTTGTACTACCTAAATAACTTGCCAAACGATACAAATGATTTGGGATTTCTACACCATATTGCTTATTCACATAAGCAACATTCTTGATCGCTGTTTCATTTGATTGAGATAAGTTTACTGCCACTCTTAAATGACTAAAATAATTCTGCTGTAAACTTGCTTGTTTCTTAGCTTTATCTTTTTCAACCAAACGACCATATAATTTTTCTACTAAAGCATCTATATCTTCATCTGACATTTCTTTTAAAGATACTGTCTTTTCTTCTGTATCTTCATCTTCTTGTGCTGTTTTAGAAATAGACCAATTCTCAAAATTCAAATTGCCTTCTTTAATCACACTATCATTTTCATGAATGCTAGATTTACTCATATCTACTTTAGGTTCTTCTTTCTTGCCTGAAAGTTCTTCTTCTAACTTAGACTTTACTCTATCCATCACTACTTGCTTAATGTGTTCTTCTAATTCATCAATAGGACTTTTAGCAGGTTCAGCAGGTTTCTTTTCTTCACCACCACCTTCTTCACCACCACTTGAATCATCACCAAAATCAAAAGCTGATTTGGATTGACTTGCAACCTTTTGAATATCTAAAGTATTTCTTGCGACTGCACCTTTAAATGCAGGTGTAGCTACCCATGATGCCTCAATAAATGTAACACCACCATTATCACCTTCTGATTCATGTCCACATAGTTCTGCTACTCTGTGCTTATTACCTTTTTCATCATAGAAAACATTGCCTTTTTCATATTTGATGTGCTTACACATTTCTGTTTCATCACTCGCAACATTTCCACATTTAGTACATAGGGTATAGTCTACAGAACATCCCATACTCATCGCATTCATTTGACCTGATATAATCTGTTGTACTAAATCAGTATGCTTTTTATTAGTAGCTACTAAAATATCTACATAAAGACTATCACCAATATCTCTTAATACTGCATCAATAATCTTACCTTTAGATAATTCTTCTACTTGAATATGTTCTACAAAATTATGGGCACCAATAAATGACTTGTAGGATTTCTGTAATACACCTCTTGACCAACAATCTAAATTATTATTGATATATTGATCGCAATCAGCTTTCACTACATAATCGGCAAATCTTCTATTAATCTTTTCACCTTCAAATTGTACTGAACCTGTCTTTACATTTGTAGGTGTATCTACATCTACAGAACATACGATTGTTGAATGTGTTAATAGATATTTATCAGGTGTAAATGTTTCACCTAAAATTCTTTCAGCTTGTTCTTTTAAACTTGCATCTAATCTTCTATTGCCACTTGCAACACGAATACGATCCCATTCACCACCAAATATCTTTGGTTTAACGATACTTGATTTTGCATATCTTAGAAATGCCATTTCATGTACTCCTTAGTTGAAACCAAGTATATCTGTGGTTTTGATGAGAAATAAACATTCAGGACAGCATAGAAGTCTTTCAGATTTACCACCTACTCTTTTATAGATGGTTTTCTTTAGTTCTACACCTTTGCATCTAGGACAAGTAGGTTTGAGTTCATCTCTACACATCCTATACTTGCGATCTTTATCTGCCCAATATAATGCTGTTTTTGCATTAACAGGCTTTGTGCCAAGACCTCCGGGGATTGAATCATATTGCACAGGCTCAATGTCTAAGTCTGCAATCTGTAAATCCTCTACAGGATATCTTGAGCTACCAAAAGGAAATTGAACATCAACCATACCAATAGCTGGATAAATCGCTACTACTGTTCCGTGATGATCTTTACTGCCACCATAAAAAGGAAATACTTTCATACCTATTCTAAAGGTATTAGCTATCTCTTGATAATTGGTGATCGTTGTAGATTTCTTTTTCATATTAAAATCTAGTCCTTTGCTATTATTATTGTTGTTAATAAATACTTTATTAAAGTTTTTATCAGTTCCTAGTCTTGTTTTTTTAAAAATAGGTGGATCACTATCATTATTTTGCAATAATTCTAAATATTCTTGTCTTTTCTTTGGATCAGGTATCTTTCTAATTGCATCTATCATTGCTTTAGATCGTTCATCTCTTGTTGCTTGACTTGCCTTTGCCAAATTCAAATCTGTTGTGATTTGTTTAATCCTCTCTACTCTTTTATTTTCATCTGGTATGAGTAAAGCATCTTCAAAATTCTTTGTGTATTTCTTAATCTCTTCTTGATGCTTTTTTACCTGTTCTTTTTCTTCTTTTGCCTTCTCCTTCTCTTTTGCCTTCTCCTTCTCTTTTTCTTTTGCTTCTGCTTCTTCTCTCTTCTCTATCTCTTTTGCCATTTCAGAGACATCCTCTTTTTCTTCAATGTCCATTTTTGTAGGTTTTGCTTTTGTCTTACCTTTATCTGCATTCGTAAAAAACATTTCATTTGAAATGAAATCTAATATATGTTCCCTTGCCTCTTGTTTTTGTGCATAACTTAATGTAACATTACATTTATTATCATCATCATCTCTATCTTTGCTTTTATTCGCAACATCTTGTGGACAATAATCTGCACCTAATAATTTTGCCATTTCACCAACACTCGTATTTTCTACTACAGACATTAAATCTTCATCAGATACAGATTTAAATATGGTCTTTAAATTTTCTTTATATTCACCTTGTTCTTTAATTTTTGTCATTTGCATTAATGCACCTAAGACTTTAGGATTATCCATTGTTTGAACCATTGCCACAATATCTTTATTCACAGGATATCTTTTTGTTTTTATAAATTCCTTGTCTTGTAATTTTCTAGCTTTCTCTTCTAATTTTTTAAGTTCATCACTTGCAATAGTAAGATCGCCTGCTAATTTTTGTAATTCTGTTTCTTCTTTTTCACTTAACTTCCCATCCTTTTCTTTTTTAATTTTCAAAGTAGTTATCTTTTTCTTTAATTCAAACCATTGCATCTGTTTAAATCTTACTTTACTACCATCTAAAAGCTTCTTATTTTCTTCTTGCTCTATTTCTTTTTTAGTTTCATCTTTTAATGATTGGATTTTATTCGCAGTATTCTTTCTCTCATTTAAAGCACTTTGTGCTGTAATTGCTTTTTCTTTCTTTTCTAATAATTTCTTATATGCAATCTGGTCTTTTGCCAAATCTTCTTTTTTCACTTTCGGATTAGATTGTGATTTTAATAACTTTTCCTTTAAGGTTTCTAATTCAGCTTTCACTTCTTCATAAGATGCCACATCTTTTAAAAGACTTTCTTCATCTCTTAATGCTAACTTATAATCATTTTGTTCTATTTTAGCTGTCTCTTTTTCTATCTTTTCTTTTGCACTTTGTTGTTTAAGAAGTTCTTCATTTAATTTTTCTAATTCTTTTTGATCTTTTGTTTTAGAAATTGCCTGTTGTATTTCTAAAATACTATTTCCTATGCTTTGAGATTTCTGCTTATTCTCAGTTATCTTTTTACTATTTTCTTCTCTTTTTTTCTTTTCTTTATCATTTAATGGCATCTTCATTTTTTCTAAATTAGAAATTTCTTTTTCCCTTTTATCTTGCTTTTCTTTCCTCTTTGCATCTTGCTTTTCCTTATATTCCTTTTTCTCATTAGGACTCATTCCTTCTGTTGGATCAGCATCAAATAATTCTTGCATTTCATCTTCATTGTTTTCAAACATTGCTGATGCTAGTAGTCCTTCATATGCACTTTCCAAAACATCTATTTTTTCTTTATCTTTAAATGGATCTAATTTATCCATTTCTGCTTTTAGTTTATTTCCCATCTCTTTTCTATCCTCAGCAGGCATCTTTGCATATCTTTCTTTTTCTGATTCTCTTATCCATTCTTTATGTTCTTCTATATCCTGTTTATTCATTGTTGTTAGGTTTTCTAAACCTAAACCATTTAATGGATTAAAATGAAATTCTGCCTCTTTCTTTATTGCCATTGCCTTTGCTAATTCTTTTGGATCTTTTATTTTGCTTAAATCCACATCTCTATATTTCTTATAATCTGAATGACTTTGTTCTTTCTTTACTGTATTTGTATAAGACTCCATAAAATCATTTAGTTCTTTTTCATCCATATCCACATCTAAACTCTTTAAATGTTTTTCAAAAGATTTTGGATTAAAAGGTACTTTATTTTTCTTTGCCCATTCATTTACTCTATTCATATCCAATCTAGGTTTAGCAGATACACCTGTTTCTACTACAGGTGGTGGTGCTTGTACAGGTGGTGGAGTTTGCTCTTGTGGTTTAGATTGATCCTGTTTAGGTTGTTTTTCCTGTGGTTTAGATTGATCCTGTTTGGTTTGATCAGTAACTTTAGATTGATCAGTAACTTTAGGTTGATCTTTTTTAACAGGTGCTTTCTGTTTAGGTGGTGCTTTAGATCCTTCAGGTCTTTGCATTCCTAATGCCTGTTGTAATTCAGGTTGAGATAACAATTCTATGATAGCATCTAAAGTGCCTCTTTCACTGCCTTGCTCTATCTGCTTTAATTCCTCTAATGCCTTTGCCTTATCATGTCCTCTTAATGCTTTTAATAACTTCTTTGCATTATCTTTTGTCTTTATAGGATCTATTTCTGAAATACTTTTTTTAGGTGCTTGCTTTTCTTCTTTTTGTTCACCTTTATCTTTTTGACTACCTGCTCCACCTGTTTCTTTTTTTGATCTTGCCTTATCCATACCTTTATTGAAATCTTCTTTTGCCTGTGCATTTCCTCTTGCATATGCAGTTCCAAAAGATAGTTCTACACCTGTAGCAGTATCTTTATATCTTTTACCTTTTAGTCCTTTTTTTACTTTATCTGCTAATTCAGGATCAGCAGTACTTTGACTTTTTGTAGTTTCTTTAGCTTGCATCTCTGTTAATTTATTTTGAATAAATTTTGTCATTGATTGCAATTCATCTAAATCTTTATCAGCTGTCTTAATATTCAATAAAGGATCTAATACATACATTTTCTTTTACCATCTTCTTCTTGCTACTTTGGTTGTATGTAATGATAAATCTCTATCACCTTCTGCACCTAAATTCTCAATATCCTTATCGTTCTCTACAATCCTATTTTGTCTTAAATCTTCTCTTTTAGGTTTCAGCTTTGGTGATGGCTTTACCATTTCAGATACTCTTTCATCTTCTTTCTGATTATCACTTTTAGTAGCATATTTGCCATGTGGACAGTAAGATGCAAACTTCTTATTATGTTTTGACTCGTCCATTTCCACTACATCAAAACAATATGGTGTTAGCTTTTTTCTTACATCTCTTAATGCCTGTGATATCAATAAATATCCTTTTCTCTTTTTGATCTCATCATCTTTAATATCCAGCCATATTGATTGCAAATCTCTTAATACTTGTGCTTGACCTTCTAATATATCAAGATACTTTAAATCTTTATCTAGTGAGATCGCCTCTTCAAAGAATGCCTCAATCGTTAAGAAATGTTTTCTAATACAATCAGGACACCTCTTGCGAACATTATTTAAATGATCTTCCAATAAACAAGATTGCTTACAAATCTCTCTCATATTAAATAAAGGATTCATAATAGGCAATAAACCTAAATCACTTTCACTTGCTCTTTTTATTCTTGTCTTTAAAGAACTTAAACGAAATGATAAATCAAACATATACATATCCTTTTTTTTAGATTTTTTATATAAAAAAGGATATTCATTTAATAGTTATTAAAAACGACCACCTTCACCTTCAGGCTTTGGCTTACTATATTTCAATCCTATGTTTTTTGCTATCAATTCTATCGCATCACTATTCTCTGCTAACATTCTACCTGCCTCACCATATATACCTCTCAACACTTCATTAAATGTACTGTCATTAAATGTTAAAGCATCTCTCTTTAGCTTTGCCTTTGTGGTTTCACTGTCAATATTCAATAACTCTAAAATCACATCTATATCTAATGATCCCTTTTGATACAGATTAAACAAAGCATCAAAGGTGTCTTGATTATCTCTTAATCCTAATCTTGTAAATGATAAAGACGGATGAACCACCACTTCTTCACCATCATCATCTACTTCTATAAATCCCATTCTTTCACACATAGGTTTAAGCATATTTTCTTCTACCATTTCCTGTAGAATTTCTCTCATTAACATATATCTAGTGTTAATGACTTCCAAATGAATACGATCACCACTATATGCACCTTCACCACTTAATAAACTTTCTGTTACACCTAAACCTGCATATAGCTGTCTATCTGTCATATCGTATTCAGATGACAGGTCTAACAAGCGACTATCTGCACCCATTTCTTCCCAATTCACTTGGAAATTTGAAATAATAGAATAATCAGGATCTTGTAATGCTAAATCTACTTGATCTCTTAATGCCTCTACATCCATTGCATCCATATCCTCTGCATATACTAAACGAATAGGTGTTAAGTGTCTTGATGCAATACTTGTCTGTGCTTGTCTTAATTTATCTCTAAACACTAAAATTCTTAAACATCTTTCTAATACACTATGTCCACGAGGTTCATATTGTGATTTCTTTCTTGCCATATAAAACACAAAGCTACCTAGATTTGGATCTGTATTTAATGGTATATTCCTACCTTCTTTAATTGCATCTACTACATCAGGTGGCATTGATCTAGCTATTCTTAATGCTTCAGGATCATCCATACCTGCTCTCTCTACTACATCTTTTGTCTTGCTATCAGGTATTAATTGAATCATCTTTTGATCTGTAAATGGAAAACTCTCCATATGTACTTGTTCAGGTGGCAAAATACGAATAGCTGTCCATCCCTTATAATTCTTTTTCATCCACTCATATGCCCTCTCATTACTATCTTCATATTCTTCCCAAAGTTCTTCAATCTGATCTGCTGTACCTTCCCTTAAAGAAATCTTTTTTTTATGTGTAACTTCTTTAGGCATATCTGGATTGTTATCTTCACAGAATACAAACACTTCACCAAGTAAATTATATTCATGCACAATTTCAATAAGTCTGTGTAGTAAACCTACTTTCTTTGCCCATTTCTCACAAAAGGATAATGCTTTTCTAGCTAACTCACTGTCTTTAGCTTTTGGCATACCTAATCTAATTTTAGATAAAGGTAATTCGGTATGTAAATCAATCGCTTGACCAACAAATGGATCTGTACGATAAAAGAATCTAAAGTAGTTTCTCTGTTCATCTTGAGATTGTGGTAATTCCAAAAAGTCTGTTGAAAGTTCAGGTGAGTAAAAATTACCACCACCACCTAATTGAGTACCACCTGTTGTCATCGCAACCTTTACTCTTGATTTCATCTCATTAGGTGTTAGCTTTTTTGCAGGCTGTGTCTTTACCTTTTCTCTTGGTCTTACTTTACTGACTACTTTTACATCATCATCTTCAATCGTTGGTGTCTGTTGGTTTGATTGCTTTGCCATTTTCATCCTTCCTTTGCTTTATTAAATATTTAATCACTGTTTTTAATAACTTAACATGGTCAGGATGTCCTTCATAAAACTGCTTCCATGTTCCACCTTTTTCATTATACAATAAAGCAATCTCTTCTATTAAATCTAAATCCTCTTTTTCATCACCATAGGATATTTCTAATATTCTTGAAATCACTCTTTGGTATGCCATTCCTAAATGCTTTGGTTTCATAATTCATTTAACCTTTCTTGTTTATTACACATCATAATTAAAAGGATTATCAAATGTTTAATGAAAACCACCAATACTATTCCCTTTGTATGTTCTTTCTCGAAGATTATCTTGAACTAGGTAAACCATATATTTTCTGTTCAGATAAAGATACTCTTACTGCTGAATGGTTTGAACTTCAAATCAAACTACAAATCAATTTACTTAATTTAGATAGTGAATTGTATATCAAAAATCTACTTGACCATCGTACTAATTTATATAACTATGGTAGGAGATACCTTTTAAAAAAACATATACAAAGCACAGGACTTAAACCACATGGCTAACCTTATTGATGTTGCGAAATACATTCTTGATACCTATAAAAGTACAACAGGCATAAAACTACATAAACTACTTTATTACTGCCAGCTAAACCACTATATGAAACATAATGGATTGCTTATGGATGATGCAGATTTTGTTCTTAAAGATAATGGCATCATTTGTAATACTCTTTACACTCATATCACTCAACTTGTATCAGGCAATGCGAACAGACTTACAAATGATGAAGTCTTGTCTATTAATAATACTTTAAATAGATATGGCAAATACACAATCCACGAATTGACTGCTCTTAATAAAAAAGAAATCCCTGTTGGTACTCTTATTTCTTTTCCTGCTATTCTTGATCTATATCTCTCATCATCTACTGCGACCAATCATACCACGAATTGAATGTTTAGGTAATTTTGGTGCTATACGATTTACTGCACTTCCTTCAGGCACTGCTCTGCCAAATACTAATCCTCTACCTAATGGTGATGATCTTGTTGAGCCACCACTAGACATAGATAAAAATTTACCTTTACCTACATTTTGACTTGCTACCCAAAACATTCTCACTATCGCATCACTCATATCGTCATGCTTGCCTTCTGTTTGTGGTGCTTCTACTGTTATTAAATTCTTACTATGTACTGTCTGTTGCAATTCTAACATTTCTTGAATATATGGTTCATGTCCATCTACATCACAATTCTTTTTATTATATAACACCAATCTCTTATCCCACATCATATCTTTAAAGTTTTGAAACATTTGACTTGTTAATTGCTTTGTCATTTGTTGTGTCTTTAATTGTGTTATCCCTCGCTTATTTAATGCTTGCTCAAATGGAATACCTGCCCATTGGTCAAATATCCCTTCTGTAATATAAAATTTCTTTGTGTAGTCTAAAACCCAATCTGCTACATCATCAAATTCTAATCTTTCTTTATCTGCATATTTACCTACACCTGCTTTAATCATATCTACTTTATCTAAAACTAACTTATCACCATCTAAATGTCCTATTGCTACTGCACTACCATCACCTACCAAAGCAACATCTATTCCCATGAAATATGGTTTTCTTGCTACACCTCTTTCTACAGGTCTATGCTTTTCATCTACACAAGCTAATAAGTCTTTACTATCTTCTATCCAACCACGAGTTCTATCTGTAAATTCACCACCATATTCTGTAAAGAATACAGCTGGATTTTTTAAATAATGCTTTTCAAATTCTGTTGCAGGTACTGTTGGATTTACTTCCCATGTTGGTGCTTGCACACATAACATATTTTCTGATGCTTTGCCACCTTGCATACCAATTTGAAATAACTTATAAAACAAACCTTGTTTACCTAATGGTGATGAAATAGATATTACACGACCTTCTACGGGCCCAATAGGTATTCTACGATCTGTTGGATCTTTTGGTGAATAAGCTGATGTAGATGGTACAACTGCATTATATACTTCTTCTGCACCACTTTGACCTGTTTCGGTAAAGTGAGCGATCTCATCCATAATAACACAAATATTACCAGCACCACGAAGACCTTTAGCAACACAACTTCTAAATGTTACTTTTAAGGTAGCTTTGGCACTTGGATCTTCTATATACCTACCATATCTTTCTACATCTTTAGGTGTTTGAAATCTAGCATAGGATTGTGTATTGTTTGCAGTGTAGGGTCCAAAGAAGGCACAATTGCGAAAGTGTCCAGAAACCTCGTTATATAGCAAACCTGCCTGATCTTTATCAGTAGCTACTGAAATGATCTGAATGTTATTACTTGCAGGCAATCCATAATACTCTTGTGGATCTTGTTTTCTAATAAGTTTATATGTTTCATAGGCGGCGATACAAGCAGAGATAGTTGTCTTACCCGATCTACGACCAATGGACAAAACCATTTCTCTTCTTTCTTTGCCCGGTATAACTTGACCAATATTACATCTACCTTCATCAAAGAGTAATTGTAGATATTCTTTTTCTGTAACATCTCTAAAATGTTGCCTTCGCCAATCAGAGATTTTAAATCTTTTCACATCATCTAGTTCAAGACCATAGTGTGCTTTAAGAATAACCTTTTGCACAGGGAATAAAGTCATACCTAGTCCCCAAGGTGCTTCAACAAAGTCAATAATATTTGCATCTTCTTTGGATTGAACACCTGCTTTGGCACTAGCTGAAATTGCAATCGTGGATAAAGCCATAAATGAAACCTCCTTTATTTTATTTATCTATAATACCTATATAGATAAAACATTTAGAACAGGATTACATATAAAAATGGCAATGACACAAAAACAATATGATGAAACCATCAAAGACCATTTTCTAAAAAAAATAGCTTTTGTTAAAGGCTATGTTACTAAAGATTGGACAGGTAATGGTGCATCTTATCCTTATGTTATTAAAAATAAATATGGATATTGGTATCAAAGACCTGTTCAGATACCAGCGAATGATTATGGATTCCCATCCGAAATTACGATTGGTGGTTTGATACTACAATTAATAGAAGATCACCAATCGGATTTGAAACTTTTAAATCCTCTTCCTAAGTATAAGTCTATGGAATATACAACTATTGGTTTTATTAATTTTATTATCAATAAAGATAGGAATAAATTAAGATTAATTCCTAAAAACAAAGACAGCAATGCCTATGAAATATATCTTAGAAATATAAGTCCAAGGGCACACTCTGATTATGAAGATATTGTAAAAGATTTGGAAAATATAAAAACCTTAGTTTCTCAAATTAAACTTATTCTTACTTCTATAGATAGCAGTGAAGTAAGTGAAGATAGTGAAAGTGCTATTATTAAATTAGCAAATGTTTCTCTACATATCATGTCAAATATGACTTTAAGCCAAACGATCGAATTTAAAAAAGCCTTATCTACAGCTATTGAAAAACTAAAAAACACACCTTTTAAAAAAGTTTTTTCTAATTCAGTAATCCTTGTTGGCACAGAAGACCAATCTGACTCTCCTCGTGGAAATGCTATTGCTCGTTATCGGGAATTAGCAGATCAAATTTTTTATTTTTTAAAATCGGATGGCAGTACTTATTCTAATAAAGAAATTTACATTACTTTGATTCATGAATACGGACATAGATTTCATGCTCATTTTATGAAGAATGGTTATAATAATCCTAAAATCAAGAAATTATATTTAGAATCACAAGAAGGAACTAAAACTTGTTATCTTAAAAACCTACCAAAAATAGGTGATCCTCTTTCCGATTTAAGAGAAGATTGGTATTCTGTTAGAATGGCATCCAATGAATATTATTTAAAAAAGATAGTTGGTGATAACTACATCTATGAGAATGAGCGAGGTAGGATTATAGTAGTTCCAAAGAAAGACATTCTTAAAAGAATCACCTGTCCTTCTCAATATGGGGCAAAAAATGAAAGGGAGTTTTTTGCTGAGATGTTTACTCTTATTGTTTTAGGTTTAGTAAAACCTAATCAAAAAGTACTAGCAGATAAGTTTATGAAAATCATAGAACAAGATTCTATTTAAATATTCCTTTTATTGCGAATAAGTTTATGGAAGGTCTTGCTGAGTATGCTGGTGAAAAAATAGGCAGTCAATTTCTTTAAAGATTATCACTATCGTTCAAAGTGAATTGTCTTAAAACAGGTGTATTTAATATCTTATTTATAAACTTTGTTTAAATTAAACCACATTTAAACAAAGGTATTAAAAAATGAAATTTTTAAAAAAAGCATATTCCGATGCAGAAGCACAGGTTATTGTTCAAGAATCAGAAACCTTACTAAATGACTTAACTAATACCTTATCCCTAGTGAAAACATTAGGATCAAGTGCATTATTTAATCCGATGAGTCCACTACGAGTAAAAATGAAATTATTACTAAAGCAGGTAGTTTCTCATCTTCCTCTTCAAATGTTAACTATACTTATGGAAAAAAAAGAAATTCCTAGTAGTAAAGAAAGAGTGGCTTTAGGAAAAATTAAGACTCTTTTATCAAAGAAATCCTACAGCACAGATGATTTTAGTATGTTCCAATCTGTTTTTACAGAGATGATTACATGGTGGAAAACTTGGAAAGATATCGATATGTCTGCTGAAGAAGGTGAAGATTTTTTTAAAGTTAAAGATATTAGAGTTCGTGTAACATCTAAAATCACACCTGCTCTTATGGTGGAATGTAAAGAAATTATTGAAAAAGCAGTGGAATTTATAAATAAAAGCAATTTACCTAGATTTAAAGAAATGCTTAAGAACCTACAAATTTTTATCGTAGGTGGCAAAAAATCAAGCACCATTGCTTATTATAATCGTATTGATGATTTTGTTTATTTACAACATCAATATATCAAATCTGAAGGAATTGAAGATAGTGTTCATAGTGTCATTCATGAACTTGGACACCGATATCTAAATAAAATTGCAACAGACAGTCAAAAAACAGAATGGAAATCATTTTATAAAGATATCCAATCAAAACAATGGAGTTCTGATTCTGCAAAGTTTTATCCTCAAGTTGGCGACAGTCTTTCAAAAGATTTCAAAGTTAATACAAAACATAAATATCCTTTAGATGTTGTTAAAGAAGTAAGATTTGAACCCATGTTTGGTGAAACTGTCCTTGTTCTTGAAAGTGGTGGCATGGTTTCAAGAGCAGGATTTAGAAAAACACTTGGTTTCCCAACTACATACTCAAGCGATTCACAAGATGAATTTTTCTGTGAAACTTTAGCTTTAATCCACATGAAAAAATTAAAACCTCTTTATGCAGATGTTAAAGCGAAATTCTTAGAGATTTGGCAAGGTGGTACTTCTGATGATGATATTGTTGTTTATACACCACCTACAAAAACACCTGAAGTAAAGACAACACCTAAAGTTGTTGTTGTTCCACCTACACCTGTCACTTACACTGAACCTACACCACCTAAAACTAGAAAACCTAGAACACCTAAAGCACCTGTACCTACACCTACACCTGTACCTACACCTGTACCTACACCTAAAGTACCTGTTGCTCCTGTGTTCACACCATCTGCACCTGTTGTTCAACAACCATCACCAACAGGATCAAAATTTAATCCATATGCAGATATACCTACCTATTTAAGTAGATTTGAGAAAACATTAGCTAAAATCAAAATGACTAAAGATAGTTCTACTGAATGGGAAACTAAGTTTATGGCAAATATGATCAAGATGCTTAAACAAAATATACCATACACACCTAAACAACTTTTATGGATTGAAAAGACACTTCAAAAGTACTCTATCTAATATCTTATTTATATACATCTCTTAAATTAAACATTTGAAAAGAGAGATGTACCATGAGTTCAATGAGTGATATTGAATTAGAACTAACAAAAAAACAAATTTTAGATGCTTTCAAACCTGTCAAAAAACGAACTAAAGATTTTATGTTTGATCCTGAAAGTTATAGGTTAGCAAAATCTATCATTTCTTATTTAGAAAAAAACATACCAAAGTTAAAACTCAATAAACCTATATCTAGCTATATTACTTTTAAAAAAGAAATTGAAGATATTGATACTATAGGTTTAAATCCAAACGATAATATTAAGAGTAAGATCATAAATTTTACAGACACATTCGCTAAAGAAATCAAAAAGATTAAAATCACAGATACTCAAATTACAGAAAATCAAACCTCTTGGGAAGATGCCTCTAAACAAGAAATTGAGATTGTCATTCAACAAGTACCTTCTTTAAATCTCAAATTCCTTTCGCAAGTCACTATGGATAATCTCATCAATTTTAAAACAAACATTCTTAAAGCTGTGGATAGAATCAAAACATCACCTATCTCTAAACTACATAAAGCTGTCACAGGTGATTTAATTATTGCTACAGATAAAGACATTCAAAAAGAATATGGTATTAAAAAAACAAAAACAGCTATTGCTTTTTATTCTCAAAACCATCAGATCGTTGTTTATTATATTGATGAAACTCAAAATGTAGATAAAAGAGAGATTTACATTTCTCTTATTCATGAATTTGGTCATAAATTTCACGATAAATTCATGAAAGCAGGATTTGGAAGCACAGCAGTCAAAGTATTATATCTTGAAGCAATGAAATCTACAGAACAATGTTACTTAGACCAATTACCTAAAATAGGTGATCCTCTTTCTAATTTAAGAGAAGATTGGTGGACAGTTAGGATGTCATCTGAAGATTATGTTTTAACTGAAATCCAAAAAAGTAACTTAGGTATTAAGTATGTCTACACTAACACGGAAGGTAAAACTATGCAAATAGATAAGAAAGACATTCTTAAACTAATAACTTGTCCTTCCCAATATGGAGCAAAAAACGAATTAGAATTTTTTGCTGAAATGGTAACACTTATCACTTTAGGATTAGTGAAACCATCTCAACAGGTTATTGCTGATAAGTTTATGGATATTATTAATAAGTATTCAATCTAGGCAAAAGAGAGATATATTATGAACACCATGAGTGATATTGAATATGGATCAGATAGACTTAAAGCTGTTGTTATTGAAGTAGATGGTATTAAGATAAGCATTCAATCTCTTATCACAGAAAAAGACATAGAATTTTTTAAAGCACAATTATCTTTAGCAGGCAAGTATATAAGCCAATCCCCTATCCACTCTTTTAAAAAAGTTCTTTCTTCTGTATTCATTGATTTAGGTTCTCATGCTGACTTATATCAAAAATATAATCAAAGTAAAAATACAGTAGCAGTATATAAAGGTAAAACTAAATCGATTGGTTTTTTCTTTGATTCAATAAAATCTCATCCAGCATACATTACTTTAATCCATGAACTTGCACATCAGTTTCACCATACTTTGATTAAAAATAGCTTTGGGAATAAAGTTATTTTAGCTTTATTTAAAAGAGCAACCAATTCAAAGAGGCAATGTGAATTATTCACTTTACCTAAAATAGGCGATCCCCTCTCTAACTTAAGGGAAAGTTGGTGGGCTGTTAAGAAAGGTTCAAGAGATGAATATTTATTAACTAAAATCATTCGTGGTGTTTATTATTATGAGAATGGAAAAGGTGATGATACGATTTTTACTAAAGAAGAAATCATAGAGATGCTTGCCTGTCCATCTGAATATGGTGCTTCAAATGCAGAAGAATTTTTTGCTGAGATGGTAACACTTATTACTTTAGGATTAGTGAAACCTAGTCAACAATTAATAGCTGATAAGTTTATGAAAATCATAGAACAAGATTCTATTTAAATAATCCTTTTATTTAATCTTCTTTGTAAACACCTAATCAACAAGTGATTGCGAATAAGTTTATGGAAGGTCTTGCTGAATATGCTGGTGAAAAAATAGGTAGTCAATTTCTTTAAAGAAAGAAAAGAGATATGTTATGAACACAATGAGTGATATTGAATTTAAAAGAGCAAAAGAAGGGATTTTAAAACTCATCTCTAAGATTAGCAATATGACTATAGACGATGATGCTGAGAGTTTAGACTTGGGAAAAGCAATTTCAGCTATTGAAACCAATTTACCTAAACTAAAACTCACTTTTGAGAAAAGTTTTGAATTATCATCTATCATCAGTTCATATGAAAGAGAACTTAAAAAAAAACCAATATATTTAAAAAACGAAAAAGCTGATCTGATTATGTTTTTGTCTTTTTTAAATAATTTTGCTAAGGAAATCGAAAAGATTAAAATCACAGACACTACCATTATTGAAAATAAGATGACTTGGGAAGATGCCTTAGATCAAGAAATCACTATTGTGATGCAAAAAGAACCTAACTTAAAGATCAAGATCATTTCGCCTGTATCTATGGAAGACCTTTTAGACTTTAAGAAAAACATTCTTAGATCAATAGGTGCGATTAAAGCATCGCCTATTCCTAATTTTGATAAAGCATTAAAAGGTAATTTAATTTTAGGTACAGAGGCAGATATTAAAGAACAAACAGGTGTTACGACACCATATAAAGTAAGTGCTTTATATGATGAGAAAACAAACGATATTATCTATTTTATAGATATTGCACCCTTTCAACCAGAAAGAGATATTTACACTACTTTTATACATGAGTTTGCACATAGATTCCATTACAACCATATTAAAGGTGGATTTAAAAATCCTAAAATCAGAACACTATATGTTCAAGCATTTAGATCGGAAGAACAATGTTATTTAGACCAATTACCTAAAATAGGTGATCCTCTTTCTAATTTAAGGGAAAATTGGTATACAGTTAGAAGGTCATCCGAAGAATGGATTTTATCTAAAATTAAAGATAACTCATATGCCTATAAAAACTCTAAGGGTGAACTTAAGTATTTAGATAAGAAAGACATCCTTAGAAGGATAACCTGTCCAAGTCAATATGGTGCTAAAAATGAAGGTGAATTTTTTGCTGAAATGGTAACACTTATCACTTTAGGATTAGTGAAACCATCTCAAAAATTAATAGCTGATAAGTTTATGGAAATTATTAATACAGAATTAATCTAAGCTGGTGGCAAAGTAGCATCATGAATTTGTTTAGATAATTTCTCAAATCCTAATATATGAAAAACTTCACTTACAGGATGTCCAATTAAATTATGTAAAGACCATTGATATTTTTCAGGTAGTCTTGCGATTAGCTTTTGCATAGTCATATCCTTTTATATGTTCTGTGTATCATTATTATATAGTGAAAAGAGTAAAAGAATGGCAAGCTGTTTTGAATCATAATCTTTTTATATATCTTATTCCTTATAGATATAAATTTAAAAAGGATAAAGATTATGAATTGGGATGATGAACAACAAGTCTTAGAACAAGCTAAAAACTCAATATATGGAATTAGAGATGCTAGTCCTAGACTTAAAAACAATTTACCTTTTCTTTTAAAAGCTGTTAAAGGAAGAATCACAAATTTTAATTATGCTTCTGAAGAACTTCAAAATAATGAAATCTTATATAACACTGTCAAAAAAACCATCTTATCCCAACCAATGGATTTAAGATATATACCTAAGAAATTTAAAGACGATAAAGAAATAATCTTAAAAGCAGTAAAAGATTATTATGGTAATTTTGAATATGCTAGTGACAGGTTAAAACAAGATGAAGATATTATCCGAACCACTTTAAAAAGCATACCATCCGACAGATTATCTTTTTCAGAAGATTTTATAAAAAGTATGGATATTCAAAATCCTTATCTCATCTTAGATACTTTTAAAGAACATACCTTTGTAATAAACTATCTCAATGAGAAATTAAAATCAGATAAAACATTCATGCTTAATGCTATTAAAATAAATCCATACTTTTTTCTGTATGCAGATGATAGTTTAAAGAACGATAGGATGTTTATCATAGATGCTATTAATATAAATCCTGATATCAGAATTATGGATGATAAGATACCTTTAGAAATAAGACAAGATCCTGAGATTGTTAAAGATGAAAATAGACAGGTCACAAAAGTTAAGCTACGAGAACTACCAATTAATCTCTTCTTTTTCAATATCAGTAAAGAAGAGATATTGATTTTCAGAAAGAATTTAAAAGAAACTATCCAGCTGATAAAATCATCTAAAATACCAAATTTCAGTGATGTCTTAAATGGCAACATTTATATTGGTACTAGAGAAGATCTCATTCTTAATTTTGGTGGATCAGGCATAGATGAAAATGTAGGTGCTTACTATATTGAAAAAATAGGTGTCTTTTATATCCTACCAACAAAAATAGGAAGTGTTAGTACTCTCATCCACGAACTTGCACATAAATACCATTATACTTTGATTAAGGATGGATATCGAAATTATGCAATCATGCAATTTTTCCGATTTTCCCAATATAGAGAATGTAGTTTTCCACAGGTAGGTGATCCACTTTCAGATCTAAGGGAAGATTGGTGGATTGTTAAGAAAATGGCATCTGATGAATACTATTTAAAAAGAATACTCTCTAATAATGCCTATGAATATGAGAATAAGAACAAAGATAAAAAAGTCATACCTTATGGTAAAATGATTGAACTAATCAACTGTCCTTCTCAATATGGTGCTAAAAACCATAAAGAGTTTGTTGCTGAGTTGTGTACTCTTATCACTTTAAATAAAATGAAATCATCTATGCAAAAACTAGCTGATGACTTTATCCGTATGCTTGAGGAAGAAATCTAATCACTCATAATCTTTTTATATATCTTATCTTATATATATATCTACATAAGAAAGGACAAAGATTATGAATTGGGATGATAAAGAACAAGTCTTAAAGGCAGTACAAAACAATTTCAATAATTATCTATATGCAAGCAATAGATTGAAAAAAGATGATGATGTTATCGTAGCTACTTTAAAAAGCATACCCACAAGTAAAATCCCTTTCCAAACCAATTTTATAAAAAGTATGAATATCCAAAATCCATATCTCATCTTAGAAGGGTTTAAAGAATATTCATTAGCAATAACTCTTGTAAACCAAAAGTTAAGATCTGATGAAGCATTCATGCTCTATGCTATTAAACTAAATCCATACTTTTTTGTATATGCAGATGAGAGTTTAAAAAACGATAGGAATTTTCTTATTAATGCTATTAATGTAAATCCTGAAATTAGAATTACATATGACATCATTCCTTTAGAATTAAGACAAGATCCTGAGATTGTTAAAGATGAAAATAGACAGATCACAAAAGTTAGACTACGAGAACTACCAATTAATCTTTTCTTTTTCAATATCAGTAAAAAAGATGTCTTAGCTTTCAGAAAAGATTTAAAAGAAACTATCCAGCTGATAAAATCATCTAGATTACCAAATTTCAATGCTGTCTTAAATGGCAACATTTATATCGGATCACAAGAAGATCTCATTCTTAATTTTGGTGGTGGTGTATATGTGAATGAAAACACAAGTGCTTACTATACTGAAAAAGCAGGTATCTTTTATATCCTACCAACAAGAGGAAGTCTTGTTAGCACTCTCATCCATGAGTTTAGTCATAAATACCATTACACTTTGATTAAAGAAGGATATGGAAATGATAAAGTCAAAAGATTTGCTCAATTTGCTAAATTTAGAGAATGCACTTTTCCAAAAATAGGAGATCCACTTTCTAACCTAAGAGAAGATTGGTGGCTTGTTAAAATGGCATCAGATGAATATTATTTAAAAAAGATAGATAGAAAGAAAAACTATATCTATAAAAATATTGCAGGTGATGAAAAAATCATCAGTTCGGATAAAATGAGTCAGCTGATCAACTGTCCTTCTGAATATAGTATGAAAAACCATAGAGAATTTGTTGCTGAATTATGCACTCTTATCACTTTAAATAAAGTCACACCAGCTATGCAAAGTCTTGCTGATGATTTTATCACTCTACTCGAAGAAGAAAGAATATAGAATATGAAACAAGCAGGTACAAACATCAGATTAAATTTCGTACCACCGTCTTTTAGAGATGATAAAGAAATCGTACTACAAGCAGTAGGTGATTCATATGAAGAATATCTATATGTAAGTGACAGGCTAAAGCAAGACAAAGATGTTATTCGTACTACTCTAAAAAACACACCTAAATTTTATATCGTGGATGTCTTAAGATGGATGGATTACAAAACCAATCCATTATTTAAAGATGAGAAATTTCTCTTAGAATTAATAAAAGAAAATCCACATATCTTCTTTGAGATAGATTTAGCATATCGTAAAGATAAAAAGTTCATGCTTGAGGCTATTAAAATAAATCATAATTTTTACAATTATGCAGACTATTCTTTAAAAGAACCTACATTATATGCAGATGGCAATATAAAACGATATTGGTTTATTGAAAATGCTATTGATGCTAATCCTGCTGTGAGATATCTTGACATACCAAAAGAAGTAGCTAAAAGTCCATATCAAATTGAACCACGAGCAGGCAAAAGAGTTACTATTAAACATCCATACTTGCCTTTGCTTTTAACTTTTATTAACATTAATAAATATACTCTTTTAGAATTTAAAGAAAACTTGAAACAAGTCACTTCTTTAATCAAAAAGTCAAAAATCCCAAAGTTTAGTAAAGTCTTAAAAGATAATATTTATATTGCGAATAAAGAAAACCTTAAAAAGTATTTTCTTTTAGAAGGTTTAGACGATACAAGTGCATTGTACTCAAAAAACCTAGATGATATCTTTTATGTCATGCCATCTAAATCATCTTCAATCTATGATCTTGTGCATGAATTTGGACATAAATTTCAGAATACTATGATTAAAGATGGTATGGAAAATGAAGCTATTTCTTCTTTCTTTATGAAACTGCAAAATGATACCTGCTCTATGCCAAAGCTAGGTGATCCATTATCTGATCTAAGAGAAGATTGGTGGAATGTTAAAATGAGTTCAAGTAATGAGTTTTATTTGAATGAGATAGATAGAAATAAAAACTACATTTATAAAAATGATCAAGGTGTGGAAAAAACCATCAGTTCAGATAAAATGAAAGAACTAATGGTTTGTCCAAGTCAATATGGTGCATCTAATGTACAAGAATTTTTTGCTGAAATGGTAGCACTTATTACTTTAGGTAAAGTGAAACCTAATCAACAATGGATTGCAGATAAACTGATTAAGATCATTAAAGATAATTTAGAAGTCTAAATAATATGCCACTAAAGATAATCTAACTTCTGCAGGAAAAAACACTGTGTAATCATATTTTTTCCAAAACTTTTCTGCCAAAATTTTTACTTGTTCTTCATACATAGATGGTGGAAATTTTTTCAAAATGCCTGACTTTTCTACTTCTACCATTAACTTGTATTGAATGAGTTCTCTATCACTATTAAATGGTGGATCATCTGATAACATATTCTCAATCACTTCTCTAATGATAGGAAAATCAAAATAGAAGTAAAATGGTTTGCTTGCATGAAAATCACTTGCAATTCTAGAAATGTGTTGAAACCAATCTAATGGAAATTCATCACGAATATCTGTAATCTCACCATCACGGATTGCTCTATCCATCATTTTTTGATCAGATCCTAAATCTCTTGTTTTAGGATTGTTATCTACAAGTTCTAATAACAATTCATGTACATTTGTACCTCTAGTTTGACTCAAATCCATAAAATGCTCACCTCTAAATAGAGAATGATTTTGATACATCTTTAGTAAACTCGATCTACGACTTCTATGACTATACATATTGTATATCCTTTCTTTTTTCAGCTATGCCTATTAACAATAGACTTTATAAATAAAGTAAAAATTAAAGTGTTTCTCTGATCTTGAGTATTTGGTTTAATGACAGTGGATTTGTCATGCTGTTTAACTCTAGATCAAATCTTACTTTTTTTGACTGCCATTCAATAATGGTAAATTGAATTTTTTCTTTTTGCACATACTCAAAGGTATATTGCTTACCATTTGTTTCAACAGTATTCCAAAAAAGATTTTCTTTAGACTTTAATCTGTGCAATGGGAAAACACCTAATACAGTACAGATCTTTTCATTTACTCTAAAAATATGTTCGTTCATGTCTTTTACCTTTCTTAACGACCATTCATATATATGTAAACACTTAAGATAAAAGTTTATTGCAACCTCGACTAATTTTTATTTTATATATCCGTCTTTTTATATACATCTTAAAAAACAGGTAAAAAATGACTAAGTATAGACAAGCTGAATATGAAAATTGGGATGATTATAATTTTGTTTTAAAAAGAATACAAAATGGTAATGGTAGCGAAATTGCTAAAGCAAGCAGGGATTTAAAATCCAATCCTACATTGAGAGAAATTGCTATTGAGAATGGTGCTTTAATATCAGATACTTATATGCCTACTAGTAGATACATAAGAATTTCTGATCCAAATCTTGCTATTAAAGGTTTGAAAAATGGTGGCAGTGATCAACTTGGATATTTAGATAGTAGTCTTACTAATAATAAAGAAGTAGTTTTAGTAGCAGTAAAATTAGATCCAAATAATCTTATGTTTGCAAGTGATGAACTTAAAGATGACTATGATGTTGTTAGCCTTGCTGTTAAGATAGATGCTAACACTATTCAATTTGCTAGTGATCGTTTAAAAAATGATCTCACTATCGGAAACTACATCCTTGAAAAAAATCCACAAGTATTCGTTTCATTAATGAATGACTTAAAGACAAATATTGATTTTGCCATTCAAAGACTTTCACAAAACCTACAAGACCTTAGATTTTTCCCAAACCTAGTAAATCACATTCAAGTTCAGAAACTTCTTAAAAATAAAAAACTAATTTTGCAATCTGCTGGCATCACACCTGATGCCAAATCAGTTTATCATATTTTCAATATGGTAAATGAAAATCATTTATCTTTCCTTGATCACATAGCAAATGATTTAAAAAACGATGAAAGTTTTATGCTTAAACTTTTAGAAGTAACACCAAAAGCATATACCATCCTTCCTGATTCTTTAAAAAATGATCCTGTGTTTATAAATAAAGCAATGGATGTGTCTTTGATTGACACCTATTTGAACTTTGATGAAGATAAAAAGAAAGAACTTGCAGGAAAAATAACAACTTTAAGTTTGAGTACTGCACCTGCTTTAGATTTTATATTCTATGGTAGAATTACAACACCGGGTCTTATCCTTTTTAAAAAACATTTGAACTTCACAATTAAAACCATCAAAGGTTCGCCTTTAAAGAACTTCAAAAAAGTCTTTTCAGCAGGTAAAGTTATAGTTGGTCAAAAAATAGACCTTCTAGCATCTAATATTTTACCATCTGAAATTGCTAGTGAATTACAAACATTTAAAGGTATACTTGCTGGCTTTTTTGATCCACGATTTGTAAATAATGTTTACATCATCTTAAATGGTGAAACATATAAAAAATCCGATGCCATTAATCTTATTCATGAACTTGCACATAAATTTCAATATCACCATATAAAGAATGGTATGGAAAACAAAAGACTTAAAGATTTATTTGACCTAGCTAAAAATCCAATTGGTGATGAATATTGCGAACTGCCACAAATAGGTGATCCTTTATCTAATCTTAGAGATCCTAAACTTTGGGGCATTAATAATAGATTAGCTAATTCCGAATATTATTTAAAGAAGATTGACCAATGGAACTATATCTATGAAAATGAACAAAAAAAACAAAAAATCTTACCTAGATCTGAAATCAGAATACTTAGCAGATGTCCATCTCAATATTCTAAAATGGCTCACTATGAATGGTTTGCTGAAATGGCTACTCTTGCTACTTTAAACCTTGCCAAGACTTCTGAAAAATTGATTGTTGAAGAATTTATTAAAATTGTTAATGAAGAATCTATTTAACCTTTTTCCATCCTAGCTTTTGCTTCTTTCATCCATTCCTCTGCATCTATCATTTTACCAAAATTCGCAAATATACTTTCTGTCATTTCAGGTCTTACTTTCGCTTCATCACAGGCTCGCCTAAATGTTTCAGCTAAAAACCCAAACAAAATCTTAAATGCTTTTGAATCCATATCTATCGTTTGGTTTGATAACATTTCTTTCTTTTTAATCCAAGCATCACCTACTGCCTTTAAAGCATTTACTCTACGAATAGATAACTGACTTGTATTCTCACCTTTTCTTTCTGCCTCTGATCTCTCAAATTTTAATGATGCTGATTCTTCTGCCAAACCTTCAATCACTGAATTTAATACATCACCACTCTCAATATTTGTTATTACATTGCCTAATATCTTATCCTGCATTAAAGTATTCATCTTATTTAATTGCTGATTTGCTACATTAAGCTGTGTAGATGACATTGCTATCTGTGCTTGTTGAATTGTAGGCACAGGTGTACTTGGTGTATTTGTTGGACTAGATGCAGGTTTAGTTTTACGACCCGGTTCGGTATTCATCGTAATTGGTAAACCTGTTGTTGGATGCAACATCACTTGATCTGTTGGTTTCAATTCATCAGGTTTCCTCCATACAATCTTTCCTAAATCATCTATTACTTTTACTCTTGCTACATTGGGATCAATCACTGTCATTTATTCATATCCTTTTTTAGATTAGATTTTTATATTAGTATTATATCTAAAAAGGTGCAATAAGGTCTAATATTGTTTGCTTATTCTTTTCTAATGATCCAACCACTCGCATTGCATCTGCTTGTGGTGCATCTAAACTTGTTATTGTTAAGTTATCTACTGCCACTTCTGTTTTCACATAGACACCACCTACTAAATTATAAGTAATTGTGTTCTGTGTTAATGGATTATATACCATCTCTACTGTATTTCCTGATGGTGCTATAAATCTTACTTTTTGATCTGCTGTACGAATATCTGTAAATACATAGATAGGAATAAACTTAATGCTTTTAATAAAATTACTAAAGTCATTTGCCACAGGTGATTCCTTTAATTCACTCATTGGCAAAATTGACTTTTCTCTCACCACTTGCTTTCTTCCTAACTTATGATCATCTGATGGATCATATAGCAAATTGTTTTCCATATCATAAATTAAGAAAGGTGGAACACCATTAAACAAATCATAGCTATATTGCAAAAACTGAACAATTAAATTATCAAACAAAGACACTGACTGCACAATCACTTGTGTATCATTATCGGGATCTATACTCGCAATCATATTAAAATCTTTGTCATTAATAAGATTACATAAGTCTTGTGCAATTTCAGCTAATGTCATCGCATCACCATCTTCACCACCTGTTCTTGCAAATGAATCACCTACTTTCATTGTAGGCTGTAATTCCATATCTGCTACATTATCACTGTAGATCTGAAATTCATCTAATCTTCTTAATGATGCAGGTGCTAAAGCATTATTCCCATATTCATCACTATTTACTCTAATCTTTAATGCAGGTCTTGAATCATTGTAATTACCTAATTGTCCTTGACCATGATTTGTTACAATTAATTGTGTTTCAAAGCCATATCGGATTGGTGCAGGTACTACACTTGTAATAGAATAATCTGCACTAGGTTTATGTGCGACTAACATCTTAAATGGTTCAAACAAACTTGTCTTTTTATACATCTGTGGTAGCATTTTTTTTCTCCTTAGAACTCAAAACCACCAAATAAAACATCTTTTAATCCATCAGGTGTTTTACTTGTATCTGTTTCAATTTCTATTTCTTCGTTTGTTGTTAGGTTGAACTCATCCTCATCATAATTGTTTACAAATAATGATGCTGTCTTTTCACTATCACTCGCATTAGCTAATCTAATACTTTCTTTCTGATACTTCTTAGGATTGTCTATTCCCATTTGAGATAAACTTGCAATCACAGGTTTATTGTATTTTTGACAAGTACCTTCTGCATTCTTAAATACACAAGTTGCACACTTATCCATTTGCAATACAGCAGGTATCATATTTGATCTATGTTGTAATGCACCTTGTTCGCAACCTACTTTTTCATAAGCACCTGCATCTACATAGACTTGACCAGATAAACCTTCATGTGCAGTTCTAATAGCTTTAATAGAATCTGCATAGTGATTTAATACTTCACTAGCAAATCTTGCTTTAAGCATAATATCCAAATCATTACCGACTGCACCTTCAGCCATCTTTTGTCTTAACCATGTTTCTACTGTATCTTTACTTGCTAACTTAACACTAGCTTTTTTAGTTTCGATATGCTGTGTATATTGTGTATCTGTATATTCTTTCTTTTGACTTGCACTTAAATGAGTTAAAACTTTTGCTAATTTCTTTTGTGGATTTGAAATGCCACCTACTAGATGTTCTAATTCAGATCTGTCTAATAAACCACCTGTAACAATAGAATTTAAAGTAGCCTCAATTTTACGATTGACTGCCATCACTTCTTTTTCTTTTTGAAGTAAAGGCATTTCACTTGCTTTCTTTAATCTTAATTCCAATTCCTGTTGAATAGCTTTAAAGTTATTATTCGCTTGCTTTAATTTTGATTGTTCCGACCACTGCTGATTGTCATATTCTTTATCAGAAATATTAACACTCGCATCTTTCATAGCTTGGATGTTTTGCTTTAATCTTGCAGACAGTTCTTTTTGGAAAGCAACAAAATCATTCTTTGCTTCTTTTAATAAGTTTAACTGTTCGTATCTTGTTTCACTATATTCTTTATTTGATACATCGGATTGAGATTGTGTAATGAAGTCCAAAGCACTTGAAACTACTTCTTCAGGATTACTACATCCACAAGCTATTTTTTCCATTTGATTTAAAGTGATTAAACCTGCTTTGATCATGCGACTAACTTTATCTTTTGCTACTCTTGATCTTACTGCCAAATCTCTTTGTTCTGCATTATCATAATGTCCAAAGTCATTACTATATGATTTGCCTGCCATTGTCTGTGCATTTAAACCACTACCTAAATAATTTCCTGCTTTTGTCATTACAGGTTTAGATGCTAACTTTTTCAAGTATTGTGTCTTGGTATGAAAATCACCTTTCATACCAACGATTTGATCTACTTGATTTTTTGTTGTCATTCCCAACTTTACTAGCTGTGATGCTAATAAAGTAAATTTGTTTTCTTGTGCTTGTATTTCTCTTTGTGCAGGTGTTGTGTAATGTGGATCTATTTCTTGAATGACTTTATTGTGCATTCCTTTTTTACCTACACCACCACCTTCATAATCCTGTGCTTGTTTTTGTCTAAGTAAATATTCATTTAACTTAGCTGTCTTTTGCTCCAAACTACTTAATCTTGAAATCTCTTGATATTGGGATTCATTTAAGAAGTTACTTTTCTTAAAATTCTCTAATAGACCTGCAAACTTATTATTAAGATTATTCAGTTCTCTATCTCTTGTTGTTCCTACATCTACTGTTTCAGGTACATACTTTGCAAACTTTTCACTTGCCTGTTCGCTTGAATATTTCTTTGTTAAATCTTCTTGATAGGCATACCATGTTTGTGGCAGTACTTGTGCAGGTGCTTGAGATAAAAATGCTTGCTTTAATCTAGCTTGGTAATTTGTACCACTGCCTAACTTAATACCAACTGTCTTTAATTTTGGTGCATAATGTTCAAAGGCTGATTTCCAATTGATATTAGAAACTACCTTACGACCTTGATGGTAATCAAATACACAATCCTTTGATGCTGGAATAATGTATTTTGCACTTGCACACCTTGCTTTAATTTGTTTATCCCATTTGCCATTAAACAAACCTTTAAATGCCTCTTCTCTTATATATACTTTGCCATGTAAACCATGATCACTAGCAATACGATTAGCAACATCATCTGTATATTTATTGCCTATGTCTGTTTTCAAATCTGCAAGAATAACTTTTAAAGGCTCACCATAAGCAGACCTTCTCATTGCTTTTTCTATTTTTTCTCTGTAATCATCACCGGGCTGTTGTGCTTGTGGTGCATCATATTTATTTACTACTTTGACAAATTCTCTATTCTTATTTGGTACTAATCCTAAACCATTGGTGCTTTCATCCCACATCTCACTTAATTCTTTTAATGCACTATCTTCATAAAAGCTATTTTCCATCTGTTCGTAAACATCTTTCTTATTACGAACACCTTCAAGATTAGCTTGTGTTTCCTGTGCTAACCATGAATGATCTACAATAGGTACATATTGAAAAGAACTTTCTTTTAAGAAATCACCTAAATGGATGCCACCTTCTTCATCTACATGACTAGGTAAAACACTTGATCTAGGTGTATCATTTGGCAAAATGCCACTAGGTAAAGAAGATAAACCTTTGGCTTCAGGTAGTCTTGCTTTCTCTAATACTCCACCATTATATTCAGTATCGTATTGAAAACCATCGAGCATATAATTTGAGCCATTGGTTAAAGTATAACCACCATTAGGTAGATATGAATTAGATTGCTTTTTCATTTTTATTTATTACCTTTCATATATAAATCAGCTATTCTTAAAGCAGATGGTCTTTTAGATGTGGCTGTTCTCATCATTGGTGGAATTTGATCTTCTGCAATGTTTTCTGTAATTGCAGGTGGTTCATCTTCTACTTCTTGAGCCCAACCTTCAGGATCATCTTTTACTTCTTCTACTTGATCAATCACTTTTTCTGCTTCACGAGATTTCATAGACCAATGTGGTGCTTTAATTTCATCATATAAAGTATCTGTTAAAGATGATAATGCCTCTACAATATTCATATATTGTTTTCGCATAGTCTTGATTTCTTGAATATAACCTTTACCACCAAGATTACCATCAGGTGAAACATCTCTTGATTTAAGTTTGGCAAAAGTAGTGTATGCTGACATAGCATGACCTAAACTAAATAAAGTTGCTCTTAAAACTTTGGCAAGGTCTTTACTGCATTTAGGATTAAAGTCATATTCAGATACATTCTTTCTTTCAGATGGTGTAAAACCACCCCATGCCCAACCATCTGTGCTATTACTATTATCTTTAACAAAGCGAACTTCACCTGCCTGCTTTTTTAATCTTGCCTGTCTTAACTTAAAGCTATCATTGTTATTTTCCATTTTCATATACTCCTGTTGCTATCTATCATTATGTTCTTTATTTAATACTTATTAAATTTTTATCTGAACTTGCAATAAATCTCAATCCTAAGTGTTTATGTATATATCAACTAACCAATCTCGAAAGGATTGTGATTTATGTACGGAACACTTTCTATTCCTACTTTTGAAAACTTTCTCAATGCAACTCAAAACACTTTTACCAAGTGGTCTGAAAATACCATTGCAGTGAATGTAAAGAACACCACCTGTGCAATGATCTTTAAATTTGAAAATGGTAATCTTAAATCTACAGGTTTATGGTCTTATCAATCTAAAAAGTTTCTTTCTACTTTCGATGAAGATAAGAAACTTGCACAAGATCCTACTCTTTCTCTTATGGAAAAAGTTCTTAATGCAATGTCTTTTTGGATTGATAAAGCACAAGTAGAAAAAAAACCTGAAAGAAAACCATTTAAGAAATTTGAAAAAAAACCTTTAAGTGATGATCAAATTTCTTTCTTTCAAAAAGTTCAAAGTTTATCCAAAGCAAGTGAAATTGCGAATGATGAATTTACTTTAAAGTTCTCTCAATCCATTATTGACTTGATCAATAAATATGGCAGTAATGCAAAAATCTCTGAAAAACAAATTCAAATCTCTTTGACCAAATTCAAAAAATATGGAATCTAACATGAATGATTTTATTACTCTCTATGGTTTAAATATCCAAAACGATGGTTATCTTGACAGTGTTCATCATGAATATACTGCATTTAGATTTTCTAAATCTGATGAAGATACCATCATCACACTTCACTTACCTGTATCTGTTGCAGATAAATTATTACACAATGATGATTTTGGCGATGGTTATGAACGATTTAACTTTGTTTTTGATTACATTGTGAGAAGATAAATGCAAGATCAAATTACTCAAAATCTTTATACTTGTCTTGACCTGTTTGAACAGGATGTAAAACAAAAAATCCAAACTGTTCTTTCTACCAATGACTTAACACCTGCACAAGTAAACGAACTAAATTCTAAAGTGCATACATTCCTAAAACAAAATCTTTCCAATATGGAAGAGGACATCCTAAATCTTTTCAAGTAAAATCATATTGTCTTTTAAATATATTAAACCTTGATTATGCACACCACCAAAATCCATTGGACAATATACTTTCTTTATTCCAGCATGATGAATTGCTTTTGCACACATTAAACACGGATCACAATTTACTATTAAGATTTTTCCCTGTGTAGATTGACCAATCCTACTTGCATTTAAAATTGCATTTAATTCTGCATGATGACAGCCAACATCATTTTGTGTACCACTTGATACTTTATTTAAATCTCTTAAACAAATAGAACCACCACATAAATCACCTGTTGAGCAACCTCGTGGATTACCATTATATCCATCTGCAATAATGCTATTAGTAGTATCATCTAAAATCATTGCAGATACTTTCCTGCGAATACAAGAACTTGCTTCAGCCAATAAATTACATTGTGCAATTCTGATTTCTAATAAATGTTTTTTCATGTCTTATCCTTATTCTGAATAAGACATAATACAAGATTAGTTGCCTGTATTATCTTTATACATAAGAGATAAAAGTTCACCCATCCAGCCATCAGGTCTATGTCCTACTAAACCAATATAAAACATAGTACCTTTACTTGGATTAAGATTTACAAAATCACCAATACCATTAGCAAAAGATCTGCTCTTATTAGCAATCATTGTACAGTACATTTCACCTTCTTTATTTTGAGTGAAACTGTTAATTGTACCTTGATAATAATTGACAAGATACTTTTCACTATTGGTCAAAACAGAATCAATGTTCTTAACTGCTTGAGCAACAAAATTTGCACTTTGTTCAATCTTATATTGAGGACTTGGTCTTGAGGATCTGTCTTTAAAATAAATGACTTCAAATTGTTTATTAGAGGTTTCTTCTTCTAAAACAGGTTTCTTAAATGAGAAACGATAAAGACCAACCTTCTTGCCTGATGGTGCTTTACCATTATAGCCATTAAAACTTAATTCATGTCCAACAGGTTCACCTTCTGTGTTTACTCGCTTAACAGAAATTACACAATCTGTACCACTAGAAACAATCTTAGTAATGAGAACTACTTGTAAATGTAATTCACTACACATTTCTTGATTTTGTGGATGATCGCATCTATTTTTATCAATAGAGGCATATTCACCAACAGTCAAATCACCTGTGGTTCTATCAGAAGGATCTTTAAATAAAAGACCACATTTAGTGAGTTTTTGTGCAAATTCACTAGATGTCATAGGATTATCACCACCTAAAGATGATTTTAAAATTGCCCATGATGCAAAATCTGCTTCTTTACCTGTGGCAGGTGATGGAATTTGTCTAAATACTTTTTCAAAATCAATACTTTGAGGACTTGCTTTTTTCTTAGCCATTTTGAATATCCTTTGGAATAAAAGAAAAATGTTTTATTAAAGGTACTCTTATTAAATAAGTATTGATCACTTTAAATTTAAGTGAATATACACCAACAAAATAGACAGCAGGATTACGATTACGATATTCATATTTAATCCAATTCGATTGACTTGTACATCACATTAGTCATGCAAGTTGCCAAATCATTTTTTAATGAATAAGAATTGTTAAAATATAAACATGGCAGGTTTTCATTTCTTACTGCATAAGCAAAACCTTTTTCAGTAAGCACACCTACCTTTTCATATTCTAAACCTTTTCCCATCACATCTGATAAATCTGTTATGACTTTCTTATAGAGAACTCTATTCTTAACTTTGGTAATGTAAAACTCACCTGTTAAATTATTGAACTCATATCGCAGTCTAGGATTCATCTCAAAATATGGCATCAAGATTTCAATTTCACCTGTTGGAAATTGAATCCCTCGCACATCTTTAAAGATTACTTTCTTCATCCCAAAGTTGCCAAATTTCTTATTTAGAAATTTGATCTGATAGCTTACTGCTTCAGACATCTCTAATAAAAGATCATCTAATTCTGTTCTAGGTTTTTCTTTCAAGACAGGCATATCGGATAACCTTATCCGATTATTCATTGGTGAACAGGTTAAAAGGTTTGATAAGTTCATATACACTTTCCTTATGTATTGACGAATATATAAATATACTTATATGTTTTTTTCAAAGAAAAAACAAGTATTTATCGTATAGATATTACACGATTACTTAAATATTCATCTTCTACCTGTGCAATAAAATATCCTAGTTCACTTAATGTAAACAAGTTCTTTTCTTTACAGGTATCACTACCTACTTTTACCTTTACTCGCATACCTATTTCTAGTTCACCTTGATCTTCAAAGGAACACCAACTCACATCTAGTGTGACCATATAACAAACAGCATTTTTCTTAAATGCTTTGCCTATTGGTGAATAAAAGACTTCACCTCTATACATAGGTCTTTTGTTATATTCGTTTTCCCAATTTCCCTGCACCTTAAAACCATTTTCTTTTAAATAGTTTTTTACTTCCGTCACTTTCATAAGAATCCTTTCAAAAAGACAATAAAATCCCTTTAAAGATTTTACAACCTTTATTTTAATTATTCTCATGTTTTTACTTTAAACACCAGCTTAAAGACAATAAAATCTCTTTTAAGAATTTCCCAACTCTTAATTAAGGTGTCTTTATATGTTTATGTTAGTTTCTGATCCTATATTTACCTTGCACGAAAAGATACCATCAACAAGCATTACTTTCCACAGTTGCAGACCAAGTAAACTCTATTCTCTCTTTCAACACTACACGATATGGAAATTAAGACATTACCATTGCCTTTAAACAGAGGATCTTATTACCCTTTTAAAGGTCTTTTGTTTCCCCATTGTCCGAAGACGAGGAAACCATCTCTTTTGCATCGTTTCAGATGCGAACACACACTAAAACCTCTAAAGATTTTACTTATACTAGATGTATAAATAGAATATATAGATGTATTATATGTATTGGAAGAGATGTTGGAAGCAATAGGAAACACCTTAATGGATCTTACCGTCCTAACCCCATGCTCTATATTATTTCAAAGGTAAGCACGGATGGTGTCCTGACATCTATCTAAGTATCATTTTCACTTCCACCTAAAAAGGATGAAAAAAAGCTACTTTTGAAGTCTTAAACTATGCCTTACAGAATCACTTTAAAAATAAAGTAATCATAACCTAGCACGAGAATAAAGTAAAGTTCCTAGATACCTGCGATATCTAAAGGTTTTCCCTTATAAGTATTCTTTCTAATCTTAAGCTACCTTTACACCTAAGACTTTATTTACTTGATCGTAACCAAGCAGAACCTTATCTACAATTAAACCTGTTTTCAGATTTAAAAGCCTTTACCTTATGGATTACTCTTATATTTAAATCTTTCCCTTTTAGCAAATCTTTTTTTATCTTTTTTTTATCATTCAAAAAAGCCCTTTAAATTTGCTCTTTTCCTTTAAGGTATATGTTCATATAGGAATGACCTTTAAAATCGTCTATAAAGCATATTAGATAGGTTTTAGAACATATAGGATTTATTTGCTAGATCGTTTACTTATCCTGCATATAAAAGATAATGGTTTAAAGATTAAAGCAATAAGACCTTTCTTATCCAGCTATAAAAGTTTATGGTTTACTTATCCTTATATGTTGATAAATCTTATTCTC